ACTCTTTACAATTGACTTAATTATTTCAGATGCGTTAAACTTTCCTCGATTGCCTGACTCAACAAATATTAAATGATTTGAATGAACCGAACCATTGACAGTCAACTCAACCTCAAAACTAAATGCGTCCTGAGTCGTGTTGTCTGATGAGAATACAAACACACACGGATTCGATGCAGTAGTGATGATGTTTGGAGTTGATTCGATTGTAATTGCCATATTAATAGTGTTGTTCTGTTTACATCATTTTAAGTTCTCAAAGACCTTATCAAAGACAACCTCAATAGCAAGTCCCGTGATTGTAGCAAGGTCTAAACTCATTCGTTCAAGCAACTTGTCTGAGATTGCTTTGTCTGATATGTTCTGTGGTTTGATTCCGTACCTCTTGATATTTACACCAATCGCATAAGCTTGTTGTATCGGTGCGCCTGACCACTCTCGGATTGATTGCGCCATAAGTTTAGGCACTCCTAAATTCCTGAAACGATACGGACTGTTTTGAACAACTGCCCTTTTCGGACTCATTCCACCTGAGAACTGACCGACTCCAGCAACACCATCATCAATAAATTTGAAATAAAAATCAGCTTCAATATCAAATCCATTCTTGGATGGTATGACCGTGATTGATTGCTTTAATACTCCAGCATCTGATTTGGTAGTCTTATCAAGTACGTCCTTGTATGACTTGACTATTTCATCGGCAAGGTCTGTGAGTACATTTGTATAAGTCTCTTTCGGATTCTTACCGACACCGTTCGAGTGTAGTTGTTGTAATATTTGCGCTTCATTTATTGGCATTATCTATTTATTTTTTGTCTATATTCATCCTCTGCTCTGAGTCGATAGTAATTGTTCCAAAACAAAAACTCAACATAAGGCATCGAGACTATTTGATTCACATCCCTTCTCATTCTTGTTGCGAGCGTGTCGATGTTCGTAGTCCATTCATACCATTCCGATACTTGTCTATCTCCTCCATCATCTCTGCTCGGCTCATCTCCATCGTCGCTCTCGCTATCGACAGATTCAGTATTGTAGTAGCGACCCTCAAACTCTCGAATCTGTGCAAAAAAAAAGCGAACACATTCAGAAACTCATCGCCTGGAAACTCTCTCGACATTACTTCCTTTCTGACTGATGATGGATTCAATATCCTATCATTCTCATCCGCTTGATTGTAAGTCATACCATCCTCAACATACAGAATTGACATAACTTGAATAGGGTCATCATAAACCGACTCGATTAGTTTCAAGTCAATTATCTGACCAGTTGGATTGTGTTCAAATGTTTTATTGAATACGTACTTGACCCCCTCAAGACAAACGACACCGCTCGGTTCAGTTGGTTCGTATGACAGTAAATCAATTAAGTGATTAAACGGTACGTGAATATCTCTAGCAGATACATTGTACAATTTCGTTTTGGATAGTCCTGAGAAGATTGAAACGACCTCGACTCTGAAATCTAACTTACCCATCAATGTACTCAAGTCGTTTTGACCTGAACAAAGGAACAACCATTTTGATAGTTGTTGAGGAGAACAATCCTTGATTGTCTGTGGCACTTTTATTTCTATGTTCATTATTTCAGTATTGTATATTGACCTTTCATTGATAAATTCTTTCTAGATTGAACCGCAAGTGACAAAGACATGACTCCATCATCATGGACTCCGTTCGGTGCTGAGTACTTTACTTTCCTTGTCTTTGGATCGTATACATAAGTGAACGACTCAAGTTCGTCAATCAACCATCCCTGATTCAGAACCTTTATTGTTCCTTGCTCGAAACAGACTGCGAGGTCCTCAATCATAATCGGCTTGGTTGCGGTTGTTGTGACAAATGGCTCGACTAAGTTTCCGCATTTTTTTTTCAGCATCTCATAAAAAACATCCCCTTGATTGTTTACCTCGACGTATGTCAATGCTCGATACTTTTTGATTTGAGTCGAAACCTTGTCGATGATGTTGCTCCAGTCATCGTGTCTCCATCTCTCAGCATATACCATCTGATTAGAACTGTTCACAACCGTGAATACAGTGTAGTCATCAGCGCGTCCTATGTCAAGTCCTCCATATAGTTTGCCTGATGCATCAGCACTAGACTCGATTGTGTTTCCTCTCACATTCTTGAACAGTCCTGAACTGTTGTCGAGAAACTCTGCGAGATACTCCTGTTTGAATATATGGTCAGGTAATGAGCGCTTTATTGACTCAATCTCTGACTTGTCAATCATTGGATTGTCATAGGAACTAAAATGAAAGTATCTGTATCTGTCATCATAGTTGTGTTGCAAAGATAATTGATAGAAATGATTCTTTCCTTTTGGAGTCGAAATGAATATAACCTTTTTGCCTTTGACTAATACAGTCGCTTGTAGTACCTCAGTCCATAACTCAGGTCGAGTGAATGCCATCTCATCAATGATAAGATAATCGAACGTATTACCTCGAATATTGTCAGGTCTCTCTCCTGAAAAGAATTGTATAACAGAACCGAATCCACGAATGACCAACTCAGAACGATTGTACTCAAACAACCCACTCGATTGTGTTGCTCTCTCGAACTCATCGAATACTTTCTTTGACTGCTTGTAAATAGGACTAACCCACGCAATGACTGAGCCTGGTCGATTGATTGACCAGTAACACATCTGATTCGTTGCAAACATAGTCTTCCCCCATTGACGACCAATGTTGCAGACGTAATATTTTGCATTCTCATTGATGATACTGTCATGTATCAATCTCTGATTCGGATGCGGTTTATATCCTTTTACTGTACTCACTAAGAATCAAAATCAAATTTATCTACGTTCTTACTCTCAATGTGTTGTTTGTCATGCATCCCTAAACGGTTCTTTGCATAGAAGATTCCTTTACCCTCATTCGCTACAATATTGACCGCAAGCGATTTGAATACTGAGTCAATTCTTTTTATAGTGTCTGACTGTGACTCGTTGTCTATCAGCCATTGATACCATGTTGCTCTTGATATTGTCTCTCCTAAATGTTTCGGCAGCCATATCCTCAGGAAGTAGTCGATAGTTGGAATATGTCTATCTCTAACCTCGACCACCTTACCTGATCCAGTTGCGTGTTCTCTTGTATTCGATTCGCATTCCTCGATGTACTTGTACGCATACAGTTCAAGGTTTTCAATAAATTCTTTTGATTTCTTTGCCATACTAATAGTGTATAGTAGTTTAATGGTTTCCCTATTACCCCTATACTATTATTTATTTATCTTTTGAAAAATTTTTACAAAGGATAACGACACCGTCACGGAAATTTTCTAAAGAATTGAGTTCATTCATTTTGATTTCAAGTTCTTCGATTGTGTTGTATATTGGAGTTGTATAGAATCGTAGTTGTTCAGATTTGACATTCTCAGATATTTCTTTTGTTTCGAGGAGTCTATATTCTATTCTGAAACCGTCTTGTAGTTCGTTGTATTTAATCATTTGATAAAAATTTGATAAGTTGTTGTTTTGTTGTTTGTCTATTTATTTTGAATCCTTTTGCCTTTGCTGATTTTTTAAGTTCAGAGAATGTCATCTCGTTAACTGACTTGACCATATTCATTGATAGTACTGGAGTTGATTTTCTGAAATGTGCATTAACTTGGTGCATTGCTTGTCTCACACACGTCCCGCAATCGAGGTTGATGAGTTTGTTCACTCCGATGGATACGGTCAGTTCTTGTAGTTCTTTTTTGAGTGTTGTCGAGACTGCGAACGCTCCAGTATTGGAGAGTCTATCGAGTTGAGTTTGTAATTCTTTACTTGGTTTCATAGATTAAGAATAAATTAGTTAATAAATATGCAGACGGAAACATCATCCACATTGTTGGTTCAAATATAAGAATCATTATCAAAGCGATCCATGACGCAAGGCAAGACGGACAATCGAAAGGTTTTATATTTGGAAGTTTAAAGTTCATCAGAATCAAGCTTATTGATACTGCGGTTGTAATTAGTAAGTATATCATATTTGAATTGTTTAATTGCTTCGGATATGTATCTTGGATTGATTTTAGTTTTCTTTGCGATGTTTCTGTATGTTTCTCCACTCATCCACATCTCTGCAATTTCTCGAATGTACCATTTCTCGATTGTTGTCGGTTGTTTTTTCAGGTATTCATTTAAAAACTCTCTGTATTTATCATTGTGAATTACCTCCTCATCATTGTCGTATGTTGACTCATTGAACTCAGATGTAAATACTGGACGGTACAGACGATTGAACTCTGATTGTGGGAGCGACCATTGACGATAAGCACACGTCGTGAAGAAACTCAATTCATTCTCGATGTCATCTCTTTGGATCATTATCATATAAACGTGAGATACGAGGTCAGCACTAAGATGATGGCCA